TCCTTAGGTTGTTTGCCTCTCGATCGCTAAGTTGCTGAGTACGACCGCTAATAAAATCTTTGGGTGTTTTATTATCTGCCATTGTATAAGTTGTTGAACAACAAATAATTACTACAATACTACATATTCTGTGTACTAACTTGACCCATTTGTGCTGGGGCTGTACCAATCCTACCAATTTGTGCATTCTGTGCTTGTTGCATCTGGAATGTATACTGTCCTTGATACTTCTCCATACGACCCCTGAAGGCTTCGTCTTGTTGTAGACGTTGTTGAATATCAGGCTGTTGAGCGTACTGCTGAATAACTTGCATAGCAATCTGTGCGCCTGTAGGACGTGCTGGCATTTCAATACCTGCAAAGATCTTTGTAAGATCGTCAGTAACATTTTTGACCATTTCTTGTGAAGCATTTTCTGCTGGTTGAAGAACTGCGTCAGCCATGACTGGATCAATACTTGTAGCTGCAATGTCAAGAAGTCCATCTATATTCATTCGATTATTTACATTGAGTTGATTCAATGCAACAAAACTTTGCAACTTCTTCTCTACTGTTTCTGGGTCAGTGTCAAGCACATCAAAGTTAATCATGATGTCAAAGTTTTCATTAGGATCTCCTTTAGTCATGACCTGTGGGTCCGGTATACCAGTAACTTGAAAGAATACTTGATCCGGTCCGAACCTTTGGAAGCACTTGTACGACATACG